TCATAGATCATTTCAATACATGATGTTATCATAGTTAGAGATTTATCAATATCACTTCCCTCACCACCATCTTGACCAGATTCAAAGTTACTTTCAATAAATTCAGTAATTGAGGGATACTTAAGTTTCATTGAGTATTGGTCATCAAGTTTAATGATATTCTTGTGTCCTCTGACTTTTTTAACTTTAATTGAATCAATATTAATTTCAGTCTGAACTGATGTTTTTCCATCATCAGGACATGTGATATTAACTTCAACTGTTTCACCAACTGATTTTGCACGAACATTTAAAAACAAATATTCAATATCAAAAGTAGCAAGTTTATTAACACTAACCCCTTTTGTAAGAATACAATCATTTAATATTTCAACAACAGCATTTGTAATTTGAGCCATATCTTCTGTCTCTAATGCCATAATAAGTATTTTTTCTTCTCTTACTAAGAAGGGTCTATATTTAATCTTCTTGCCAGTTGATGGTAATGTCAGATCATAAGTCGGTGTATTAATTTTTGGTAATGCCATAATGTTTTCACACTTCAGTAAATTTATTTATAGAGGTAATTTTAACTTCTTGTTACAACATATCTATCATAGTTGAAACTAACTGTGACTTTCAATAAGTCTGCTGTCCCATAAGTAACAGGTATTGGTGTAATTGATTTTGGAAAAGCATTTACAAATTCGTAAAGCAAAGTCCTTCCAAGATTTTTTTCAAACTTAGTTATACTCATTGTATCACATTTATAGTCATTTGGGTACTTGAATCTTCTGTAAAAACCTCTTTGACCTACTCCAATACCATCACTATCTGCTCCACTTGCGATATAGTCCATCCAACCCTCAAATATACGAAGTAGAGTATAGTCTTGATCCACGTAGAAAGTAAAATCAATATCAGTATACAATCTTGTATGAGCAAACTCCTGTGGAATACCCATGAAATTATCCTTAACCTCACCTGTCGCAAAAGCACTTGCTGGTAAAGATGCTTCAGAACAAAGTATTCCTGCATCTCTTGATAGAAATTCTTTCGCATTATCAAGACCGATTATTTCAAGATAATCTGTTATCGTTTTTTTCAATGATGAAAAATTAACTTGATATTGATTCGTTATAGACAGTTTGCCAAGTTTCTCCTTGACATCCTGCATTGTTATTCTTTGTACTAACCCTGCCACTCTAAATACCTTATATGAGTCTTTTATTATTTCTATTTAGATGACTTACAAAGGAAAATTCAGACCAAGGGTTCCGAAGAAGTATCGAGGCGATTATACAAACATAATATATCGCTCTTCATGGGAACTTAAATTCATGAAATACTGTGACACAAACAAGAATATCTTAGAGTGGGGGAGTGAAGAATTCTTTATTCCTTACATGTCTCCTATTGATAATCGTGTTCACAAATACTTTCCAGATTTCTATATTAAAGTTAGAGAAAGCACTGGGCAAGTTAAGAAGTATGTGATTGAAATTAAACCAAAGAAGCAGTGCATTGAACCAAAGGTGCAAAAAAGAAAAACGAAAGCATATGTTCGTGAGGTATGTGAGTATGCAAAGAACCAAGCAAAATGGGAAGCAGCAACAGAATATTGCAAGGATCGCAGACTAGAGTTTAAAGTATTGACTGAAAGTGAGTTAGGTATAAGATAATGGATCGAATCGCAGAGATAGCAGATAATTTAATTGGGATTGAAAGTCCTGATGATTTGATGTTGGAGATACTTGAAGCACTCCCACAAACAGAAACAATCCCCGAAGCAGGAAACTATTATACCTTTGTATATCAACCAAAAACACCTAACGTTCGGTATGATGAGTTTCCCCTTGTCGCAGTTACAGATGTATTTGGTTGGGGATTCAAAGGACTTAACTTTCACTGGGGTAATGTGCGTCAATATACATGGCAAGAAGTGATTGGAAACCTCCATATTGTTAATTCAAATGAGGTTGAATCGTTGCGAACAATACCTTTTGCTAAGTTTCGTATAAATAGATAAAAAAGTAGGTCGATATGCCATACAAAAAAAGTAGAGGATCTGGATTAAATTCAAGAAGAAAAGATAACGATCTCTCTAGAAGTGAGTTAATATCAAAATATGGTTTTTCCACATTCAGGGAAAGTGATACTGATCAGGCAAAATTAAATACCAAAAGACCATCACCAGATTTTTCTAATGATCGAAGATATAGAAACACTGGTGGTTCTAATGATCCAGACAGTGATGCATTTAAGAAATCAGATAAAAATAAAAATAAAAGTCAATATAATACATCAATAAAGGGAGAAGAACTTAAAAGAACTTATAGAGATAGGGGTGGAGTATTAAGATATCCATATGAAGCATTAACAGAAAGAACAGATTACTTACAAATTGATATTAATCAATATGAACCAGTTAAGGACAGAACTGGATCAATCGTTGGAAGAACTAATAGAGTATCTCCTCTCAGAGCAAGAAATCCATTTGGACTAACAACAAAATCACTAGTCAATAAAGGCACAATATTATTACAAATACCATCTCAAGTTGAAGATGGAAATTCTGTTAATTATGGTTCATCAGAATTAAACAGTATTGCAGGTGCTGCAGTGAGTGGTGCTGTTGATTTAATGTCTGGAGCTGGTGCTGCGATTGCTGCAGGTAGAATAGGAGAAGCATTTGGTGAATCAGGAAAAGCAGCCAAAAATGCTCTTGAAGCAGCAGGTTTAAATGTGAATACAGCAACTGCATTAGCAACTAAACAAATTGCATCTTCAGTTGTAAGTGCTTTTGGTGGTAATGTATCAGTAAATCAAATATTACAAAGAGAATCTGGGCAAATATTCAATCCAAATATGGAGTTGTTATTCAATGGTCCTACATTAAGAAATTTTAGATTTGCTTTTAAAATGACACCAAGAAGTCCAGAGGAAGCAGAGCAGTGTAAGTTAATTATAAGAACATTTAAAATGAACATGGCACCAAAGGTCACAAGTGGTAGAGGAACTGCGAGTTTATTCTTAAATACACCTAACGTATTTGAATTAAGATACAAAAGTGGAGCTGCCAATCATCCGTTCTTACATCGATTCAAACAATGTTTCTTAACTGATATAAATGTTAACTATACTGCTGAAGGAGTATATGCTACATATGAAGGTAGAGAACCAGTTTCAATGATTATGAATTTAACATTCAAAGAACTTGAACCAATTTATGATCAGGATTACTTTGATGCTGGTGGATTTGATGCTGACGATACAGTAGGATTCTAAAATGGGATATTTCAGAGAGTTACCAAATTTACTTTATCAGTCATTTTTACCTGATAAAAAATCTTCGTTAGATTATACAGAAGTCAAGAATTTATTTCGTAGAACTAAATTAAGAGATGATCTACAGAATGTTTTTACTTTATTTGATAAGTATGAAATACCTGATGAATTTCGTCCAGAGACTGTGGCAGAGGATTTTTATGGAAATGATGAATTAGATTGGGTAGTTTTAACAACCGCAGGTATTGTGAATGTTCGAAATGAATGGCCACTAAACAACAGAGATATCTTTGATTATTCTTTTGAAAAATATGGTGATAACTTAAATGCAACTCGATTTTTTGAAACAAAAGAAATCAAAAATAGCAGTGGTAGTATAATATTAGAAAAAGGAAAAGTTGTTGATTCTGATTTTGTATTTAAGTATTATGATACAAATGGTATTGTAGAAGTTAAAGGAACCAATGTTCGAACAGGTATATCTAATTATGATTATGAAGTTAGATTGAATGAGGAAAAAAGAAGTATATTTGTTTTAAAACCAGAATACTTACAACAATTCTTAAGTGATTTTAGAGATATTATGATCTATGGCGAATCATCACAGACAATCAATGATAATTTGATGAAAACAGAAAATACAAATATAACCATGCCATAAAAAAAGAGGTCTTACGACCTCTTTGTATTACTTAAATAGTAAGTTAATCCAAGCTGCGATAACTAATAAAGTTAAACAGATTTGATTATATTTCATTATTCAGATGCGAGTTTTGAGAAGTATGACAATGCATCATCGTCATCGTCTTCATTAACACTAGATGGTGTTGTAGATACAGCAGCAGTAACTAATTCTTCTGCTGAACCACGGTCATCATCTTCACCAAAACTCTCTGGGTCTGGACGAGTAGTAGTTTTATTACCTAATACATATCCAAGACGAGTTTTAAGTTCTTCGTAAGTCTTAAACTGATCGTCAGCGACTATTTCAGCAAGAGAATACTCTTTCTTCCATAATGCTTCAAGAGCATCGTCATCATCAAGTAGTGGAGTTGTAGCAGTAAACTCAGAACTATCATAGTTACGATAACCAGCGACATTCTTTGCTTTTAACTTGAAGTTAGCACCCTGCCAAAAATCGAATGGATCGATTGCTTCTTCATCTTCAAACTCAGGTTGCATTGCTGCTGTAAGTTTGTCAAAGATTTTCTTTCCATACTTGTATAGAAATACTTTACCTTCGTTCTCAGGATTTGCAGGATCCTTCACAACATAGATGTTACTAATATAAGTAAGTTTACGTTTTTGCTTACGTGCGGTTTCTTTTCCTGCATCAGTTCCATTGTTCCATAATTGAGTATTATACTCAGAAACAGGATCTTTCTTTCCAAGAGTTGTAAGAGAATTTTCAATGTACCAACCGCCAGGACCTTGGAAGGCATGACTGTATAGTTTTACAAATGGTAAATCCTCTCCGTCTGGAGCAGGAAGAAAACGAATAACTGCATAACCATTGCCTGACTTGTCACACTCTAGTTTCCAGTTGCGGTCATCAGCAGACCCGCCAGTGTTATTCATTTTTTCGACTTCTTTCACAAGTTTTTGTGTAAGAGAGCCTAGTTTTGATTGCTTTTTAAGATTAGCAAA